TTGCTGGCAGAAATCCAAATTGCTCGTTTCGATCCGCTCTCAGCATGTAAAGCACGTCCGATGGCGGCACAAACAACGTCAGCGCGTGGCTTCTTTCCCCCACCAACGGATGCAGCTGGAGAAAGCCAAAAGACGTCTCCAGTACCTCGCTGCAACGAATCGCCGCGCAAGGCCCAAGCGGGTTCTGAATCATGACTGCCTCGAACGTGTTTAGGTCGATTGGCACATCTGGTCGGAAGACCACGCTGAATACCGGCTTCATGGCTGCCCCTTTCGGCATTGGTTGTGTAGGAGCTACCAATGTATGCCGTCAGCGGGTGGGCACCTATTGCAAAGACTTGTTTTCTGTCCATGGCAGCAAGTCTCCTTTTTTTGCCCAAAAGCATCACCCCTAAACACCCCTAAGAGTTACGGAGCCTTCCATGAAGCTGTTCTACGACGACGAATACGACGCGATTGCTACAGCCATCGGCAATAGCGGCAAGCCTTTTAAGCTGGTTGCTGCTCACATGTTCCCGGACATGAAGCCCGAAAGCGCATACGCCCGCCTGAAGGATTGCTGCAACCCGACAGGAACACAAAAGCTGTCGTTCGGCCAAGTCATGCGCTTGATGGCTTATTGCGAGTGCTATGACCCGCTGTACCACGCATGTGACGACACGCTGCACGCCCGACCAGATCGCAAGGCACCAGAGGACGAGGCGGTGAAGCTCGCGGAAGTCATGAACAACGCCGCGCAAACGATGGAACGCGCCATGCGGGCAATGGAACACCTCAAGGCCCGTGGCGGCATCCGGGCGGTTGCATGAGCCTCTGGAACCCCCGCAAGCCCCTGAATCAACCGCCTCACTTCGGCCTGGTTGCCGCCCGCTCAGAGATCAAGCGCGATGACGTTGCAGCCGCAGCGAAGAACGCTATTCAAGCAGCGCAGTTTGCGCGCACTGAAAAAACGACGCGCCTGGGCGGTAGGGCAGTCGTGAAGGTTTAACGGTGAAGCCTGCCGCCGAAAGTGCAGGCGAAAAAAAGCCGGTCAAAGGGCTGCAACCCGACCGGCCTTCTCAAACAACGAGGAAATTATGACTCAACATCATTTGATCGTCAAACGTTTGCGTCGCGGCTGGACAACGGGACTCGATGCCTTGCGCGACTGCGGAACCATGAAGCTCGCCACCCGCGTGTCCGAGCTGCGCCGTGCTGGCTGGGCCATCGCTGACAAGTGGGTGGAGGTCGGCGGCAAGCGCTTTAAGGCTTACAAGCTGGTGAAGGCCTGATGAACTATTACCCGTTCCACATTGGCGACTACTTGAGCGCTACCCGGCATTTGAGCTGGGAAGAAGACGCGGCATACCGCCGCCTTCTTGACACTTACTACACCACTGAAAAGCCGCTGCCGCTGGATTTTCGCGCAGTGTGCCGCCTGGTGCTGGCCCAAACCGAAAGCCAGCGCGAAGCGGTTGAAACGGTGCTGCAAGAGTTCTTTGAGAAGACTGAAAACGGCTGGATCAACCGCCGCGCAGACGCAGAGATTGATGCCATGCGCGTAAAGCAGCAGAAGCAACGCGACAAAGCAAACAAGCGTTGGCATTTGCCAGCGCAGGAGCGCGGCAATGCATCGGCAATGCCGCAGCATGGTGAGGGCGATGCCACGGCACAAAAAAACGATGCCGATGCAATGCCACCAACACCAACACCAACACCAACACCAACACCAACACCAACACCAACACCAACACCAACACCAACACCAACACCAACACCAACACCAACACCAATTAATACTCCTTCTGACGAAGGAGTAAAGCGCAAGCGCTCCAGCCATGCGCCTGCCAAGCCCGATGACGTTGAGCCGCAAACCTGGGCCGACTGGCTCGACCTTCGCAAGGCCAAACGCGCCCCGGTGACGACGACCGTTGTGGACGAAGCCCGCCGCGAGTGTTCGAAGGCCGGGATGACGCTGGAAAACTTTTTGCGCGTCTGGTGTCGCCGTGGCTCGCAAGGGTTGGAGGCGGCATGGCTCAAGCCCGACGAACGGCAGGTGCAAGCCACTGGCGAAACACCCTACCAGCGCTCGATGCGCGAGCGAATGCGGGAGGTTGTGCCAGAGATCGCCCGCAAGGCCCCTGCCGTGCAGGACGCCACAGAATTTTTCCGCACCGTCGAAGGCGCATCCCGCGTGATCGACGTGCAAACGCTGGGGGTGTCATGAGCCTGCCTTCAGCCTGGACGGACAGGATTTTTACCAAGCTCACGCTGGCCTATGGCCGGGACTTTATTTCGCGCTGGGAAGGCATCGATTTAAACGACGTCAAAAGCGATTGGAGCCACGAGCTAGCGGGGTTTGAAGCACACCCCGAGGCTATCGCCCACGCACTGGCGAACCTGCCACCAAAGCCGCCATCGGTGATCGAGTTCCGCGCTATTGCCCGACGCGCACCGCAGATTGACACGCCCCGTCTGGAGGCCCCAAAGGCTGATCCAACCAATGTTGCAGCGGAGATCGCAAAGCAAACGGGATTGCGCGAAGCACTGGCACCAAAACACAACCCGAAGGAATGGGCGCAACGCATTTTGGCGCGTGAACAGGCAGGCGAAAAGATTCGCCCGATCACGCTCAGATTCGCGAAAGAAGCCCTTGGAATGGAAGGAAAGATGTCATGGCAATGAACCGCGAAAAAGCAAACCGACTGCTTGACTTGGTTCGAGCGGGCCACCCGATACCGGAAAGCGAAATCTTGTTTGCGCTTTGGATTACCGGCGATTTGATGGGGGATCGATGACATGTTCGACATGCAAGCACTGGCTACCAAAAGCATCCGGGGAAATGGCAAAGCACCGTTTTGCAATCTGCGCCAACGGCCCGCGATACAAGTTTTTGCCGCCACACGCAATGTGCCAAAAGCACACGGAAGCAGAACAAAAAGTAATCGAAGCGCGGATAGCGTGGATCAGCAAGGGGTGACGTTATGACTATCGGAGTCTTTTTGCCAGAAGGCATCGAATCCGGGGTATGCCTTGATATTGCGCGCCGACAGAAGATGGGAATGGCGAAGTACGGAACCACCGTCGCAGAAAACCCGCTTTCGCTCAGGCAATGGCTCAACCACGCATACGAAGAGGCGCTAGATCAGGCGATATACCTCAAACGCGCCATTGCAGAGATTGACGCACAGGAGGCTAGACGAAATGGGTAACTACATCACAACACGCGCTCGCTTTGATGCGTTATGGGACAAGGCAGAGCGGTTAAAAAATGCTGGAGAGCCAGCGAAAAGGGATCCGGATCTTGATGGATACGATGGATGTTTGATTTGTTTGACAGACGACGAATACAGACAGTTGGAAAGGCTGCGCATTGAACTCGAAGGATTTGATAGGCGGAGTGTGAGCAATGGCTGAACGTCTAACCCTGAGCCTTTACAACGCTCAGCAGGGCTATCAAGCCATCAAAACCGCATGGCTGCACGCTAAGGGATGGTTGCTCGCTGGCGATCAGCGATTGACGCTGGAGATTCGCCCGGAGAAGCGAAGTGACGCGCAGAACCGTTTATTGCACGCCTGCCTGAGTGAGATCAGCAAGCAAGTCGAATGGGCTGGTGCGAGGCGAGACGTTGACACATGGAAGCGCCTATTTACCGCCGCATGGCTTCGCGCCCGGGGTGAGCCTATTGAGATGCTGCCTGCTTTGGATGGGCATGGCGTTGACATTGTTTTTTGCAGAACGAGCCAACTTAGCAAAGCCGAGTGCGCGGAGCTTTCGGAGTTTGTGATGGCATGGGCAGCAGAGCGGGGCATTTATATGCCAGCGCCGGAGGGGTGGCAATGAGCGACTACATCGAGCCAATTAATGACATTTTTGAAATCGACGATGAGCAATGCGTCGCTGGTTATCTGGCTGGATGCGGGTTTAAGGCCACGGACTACACGCAAAAAAGCCGCAGTTATTGGCACGGATACCGCAATGGGCGGGCAGACAAGGGGCTTGAGCCGCCAAGCCCGCAGTCACAAGCTTTCGCCCGCCAGATGGTTGCCGCATGGCGCTCAAAAGGTATGCACTGATATGAGGCTTGAAACAGATATTGGCAAGGCAGTCAAGGCCAATCGAGATGCTGGCAAACGCGAGCCACTACGCACCATTTCTGAATTGGCCGATGAGTTTGGAGTTACAAAACAGAGGCTCGGGATGGCTCTTGCGAAGCCAGGAGC